GTAATTGCTGCGGGGCATCTCGCTCATGCGGCGGCCGCCAATCGCTCCGCTGCCCGGTAGCGGTTCCACGTCTTCCAGCCGCCGACCGCGACGCCGGCGTCGACCGCGATCCGCTGCCACTTCGGCACCGCCTGCAGATCGATCATCGCGAGGCGCAGGATGCCGTTCGCGTCGCGCAGCTCGCACTTCGGGCCGCCCGGATGCCAGAGACCCGTCCGGTACATGTAGTCGTGCAGCACGGCGGCCGGTCCGTACGGCCCCGTCGCCGGCAGGATGTTCCGGAGCACCTTCGGGATCGACGCGAAGTCGGTGATGAAACCGACCGGCACGATGACCGTCTGTGGGCCGCGATACACGTACTCGCGCGCGATGCGCCAGTTCTCGCCGTCGATCCAATCGCAGGACAGCTCTTCGTACGCGAACGTGGGATCCGTCAGCGTTCTCACTTCGTGGCCTCCGTCCATCGCTCCACCGGATGCAGCTCGTCCCAGCCGTGGCCCGCTTCGTTGTCGTATCGATGAATGCCCTCGACGACGACGGCTTGTCCTTTCCGCGGCGCCGGCAGCGGGTGATAGGGCACCACTTCGCAGATGACGAAGTGCCCGTGCTCGTCGCTCACGCGGAAGTGCAGATCGCCGTCGGCTTCGTGTTTCACGAGCGTCACGACGCCGGTGATGCGCACGTGCGTGTGCCGCGACACGTGCAGCGAGTCGATCGTCTCGTTGTGAAACAGGCGCTCCGGATCGCGGACGAAGAGCAGGGTGAGCAGCGCGAGGATCATCGCGGCCCCCGATAGACGAATTGCCCGGCGAGCTCGGCGAGCGCCGCCGCGATCTTCTTCAGCGTCTTGTTCATCAGTGGGCCACCTTCGCGCCGATGACGCCGGAAAGGCCGATGGTCGTTGCCCACTTCACGATGCCCTTCCAGTTGTTCGCGACGGCCGTGAAGAACGAGCGATTCTCGGCGCGGCCGTCGCTGACGTTCTGCATCGTCGCGTCGACCTTGTGCTCGATGCGCTCGAGGGACGAGAGCGTCGCGGTGAGATCGCACAGCTGCACGGTCGGCAGCGGCGCGGCCGGCGGTGGACTAGTTTGGTTGCCTTGCGTCGGCGGTAGTCCACCTTGAGGCGGCAACGTGGACGTCGGCGGCGGCGCCGGCGGGAGCGACGGCGTGAACGACCACGAGCCCGCGCCGAACGGCACGGCGACGACCTGGCTGCGCTCGGCGACCTTGAATGCCGAGAGGCCGCGCTCGGCGCCAGCCGTCACCATCAGGTAGACGGTCTCGCCGGCAGCCGGCGTATGCCCTTGAAGCGTGCGGTCGAGGTACCAGAGGTCCTTCGGCCAGTGCCACGCCTCGTCGACCGGACCGCCGTAACTGTCGCTGCGGTTCCAGACGTTGAGCGACGCCGCGAGATGGCAGCGCCCGTCGACCTGCGCGCCGAGCCATACGGTCCAGCGAATCGGGCCGTCCCATCCGGGCGGCGTCACGTCGGGCCAGCTCGCCTGCTTGTCGAAGTCGATGTGGAAGCCGGCGCTCGAGAGCTCGAGGTGCGTGATCGTCGCGGTGCGCGCCCAGGCGTCAACGCCGCCTGGCGTCTGGACGCAGCTCGCGAGGTCGACGGCGTCCTGCGCGGCCGCCGGCGCAGAGAAGGCGATGAGGACGACGAGCGTGAACGCGAAAATGTCTGAAAGAAACTTCGCGAAGTCTGAAGGAAACTTCTTCACGCGACGAACTCCCATTCGACGGGCTCGTTGCCGTTCATGCCGAGGAGCGCCCAGACTCGCTCGCTGAGATCGATCCCGGCGTGATTCGTCACCCGGCCGCGCGTGTCCTGGCCGACTTCGGCCATCGGCCGCGCGTTACCGAACACGTAGGCCTCGTCGTGCTCGTTCCACGGGCCAACGTCGAGGACGATGGCCATCGTGCTTTTCTGCGTGCGCGGATTCCGCACATGGACGAACTTCCCGAGTGCCTTGACGGACGGCAGCGCGACGAACGGCACAACCGTGTCGATCACGTAGCCGCTCGCGGTCTTCCCGCCGACGAGGCCTTCGCGCGTGGCTTTGACCAGCTTCATCGCCGCTGCTCGAGGACGCGATCGAGCTTCGCGTCGAAGTGCTGCATCTGCTCGCGGATCTCATCGAAGCGGCGGTCGATGTTCTGCTGCTGCGTCTCGATGACGGTGACTTTCGTCTTGAGCGCAGACGTGTCGTCGAAGTACGCCTGCACCCGCGTCGCCGCCCACCCGAGCACCGGCCCGGCGATCGCGAGGATCACGCTCCATTTCACCGTCCGTCGTCGCCGTGTCACCTGAGGGTCCATGTCCGTTACGCCGCGGCCTTCGTCACGCGGTCCTGCAGATTCGCGAGGTACTGGTAGAGGGTTTTGAACTGCGAGCTCGCCGTGACCTCGCGCTGGGTTTCTTTCCGGCCCGGAATCCAATGCAGGCGCACCTGCTGGATCGCGAGCGTCGTCGACACGGCAGGCACGTTGATCGTGATGGTCGTGTTCGACTGCGTTGCCGGGTCTTCAGACGTGTAGCTGGCTTCTTCTTCCGGGGCCTTGGCGAGGAGCAGCTCCGCATCGCCGCGCGTCTGACACGCGGCCACCGAGGTCAGCGATGAATCCGAGACGTGGAATTCGTGAATCCCGTCGCCGCCTTCGAGCGCTGCCAGTGTGGTCTGCGCCGTGGTGTCATCGCGCTGCACGTAGAGCCCGACCTCAACGCCGTCGGCGACGGCGTAGAGCGTGCCGGCGGACAGCGTCAGGAACGGAACCGCGGTGACCGTGTTCCCGGCGTTCAGGTCGGCGATCAGCGAGCCCACGCCGGACGCCGGAACGCCCGTCAGGTTCCCCTCGCCGCTCGAGACCGATCGGCCGGTGTACGAGATCAACATCCCACCGGCTTCGGCGAAACCGCCGCCTGAGAGAAATTGCGCCGTGTCTCTGACTCGCAGGGCCGTCGCGCCGGCGAGCGTCGTCACCTGGCTAAAGTCTGGCGCCTGATTCCCGAGCTGCGAGTCGAACTTCGTGTCGGTGTAGGTCGTCGTCGTGTTGTTGGCAATCTGACCGGCATAGAAGTACGTGCTGCCGCCAGCCTGTGTGCGATAGATGCGCCGCGCCGTGGTGCCGGCCGCCCCCGTCGGGATGTTGGTGAGGCTGCCCGTGTCGCCCGTGGTGTTGACGGTCGGCATCGTGGCGCTGCCCAACGACGTGTCGTTGTAGATGTCGGCGAACGTCGTCGTCGTGTTGTCGTTGATGTTGCCCAAGAAATACTTGGTCCCACCACCGCCAGCCTTCGACCGCCATAACCGTCGTGACAGCACGCGCGAATCGCCAGAGGTCGGAATGTTCGAGATGTCGCCACGCGTCGTGCCCCCACCATAGGTGGGCGACCCGATCGGACCGGCGTCGCTCTCGCCGGTCGACGTGACGTACGACATGTAGTAGTCGTAGACCGCCGCGACCAGATTGCCGCCCGTGTTCCCGGTAAAGGTGCACGTGGTGTTTGGCGCGGTGACCGTGCTCCCCGTAACGTTCCCTGAGGCGGAGCTGAGTTCTGATTCGCCGTCGGCCGAGACGAAGGAGCACTTGTACGCGACGGTGCCCTGAATGCCGCCGCCGCTCGAGGTCTTCGACGCGGTCGGGGTCCCAGGCGACGAGAGCGGCCCGACGACCTTGCTGCCCGTGCCTCCGACGGCGCGGGCGCTGTAGCTGACGATCTCCGCGGCGAGCCGCGCGGATCCGCCACCGGACTCGAAGAACGACGCGTCGTGGACCGGGATGCGTGTCGCGCCGGCGGCGAGCGAGAACCCATGCAGGTTCGCGCTCGTCGACTTTCCGGTGACGAGCACGCGCGTGCGGATCTGGTCGATCTTCTTGTGGTACTGGAGCCGCTTGTACGTGCTCAAGCCGACCGTCAGATCGGTGGGGTTCGTGAGATTCGAGGTGGTCCGGAAATAGATGATGCGGCCGGGCAGCACCTTCCATTTCGCGCCGGCCGCGTCCGCGAGGCGCGAGAGCACAGACGACACCGGCTCGAGGAACGCCGAAAAGTCGATCGACGTTAGACCTGACTGCACCTGCGCGTACGTGAACGTGGGCGCGAACGCGGCCAGGATGTCCGAGACGATCGTCGAGATCGAGGTCGCCGTCCACGCCTTCGTCACCAGTCGGCGATCGAGCAGGAAGGTCCAGTCCGTGCACTCGAGCCGGTACCGGAGCCGCGTGCCGTTGCGCCGCTGCACGGTCACCACGTTCGTGACCACGCCATCGAAGAGGGTCCGGACGCCGCCTTCCCGGATCGTGACCTGCATGCCGACCGTCGGGGTGAACCCGCGGACCATGAGGGACGCGGTGTTCGGCGTCTGACCGGAGATGTCGACGGTCTCCGATTCGTAGCGGCTGACGTAGCGCGTGTAATCGGTGCCGTTGATCGTGAACGTGATGTCGGTCGACGCGGCCTTGTTCGGCGCGAACGCCGGCGCCGATGACGGCCAGTAGATCCGGCAGTGCGGCGCGACCGTGGCCCCGGTGACGGTCAGCTCATTTCGGCCCTTCGGGTCGATCTCCGGTGAGAAGTTCCCGATGATCGGCCAGTAGCCGACGAGCGCCGACGGCCGAATCATCAGCGGAGAGACGCCCTTGGCGAGCGCCGCGATCTCGAAGGCGTCGAGCGCGACGTTCCAGACGGCGACCTCAGCGATGTCGCCGCCGGCGAACTGGACGTTGACCACCGCGCCGATGTGGGTCTTCGTGAGCGCCGACGAGGTCGCCTGTGAGCTCGTGTCGGCCGTGCCCGCGACGCCGTTGAAGTAGGCCGTCCGTGAGGTCGTCGAGGCGAAGACAGCGGCCATGTGGCCCCACGTGCCGTTGACCATCGTGCCGGCCGTGGCGCTGCCCGAGGGCGAGCATGTCGCACAGACGGAACCGCCGTTGTTCATGCGGAGGCCGAAGAAGTTCGTCGTCGTGTTGTCGTCGATCGTCAGGATGCCCTGATTCGCACCGCTGCTGATGTTCGTCGGCTTGTACCAGCCGGCGATCGTCAACGGCACGGCGACGACCGGCGCGAGCGAACCGGTCAGCACCTGCGAGGACGCCGCGACGAAGGTGCGCGCCACGGCTCAGGCTTCCTTGATCTCGACGCTGAGGAGCTGCGCGTCGCCGGTCGCGGTGTCGTTCGCCACGTCGCGGCGCACGCGCAGCCGGAAGGCCTCGCCGGGACCAATGCTCGCAGTGCCCGTCGCGCCCGCTGTGCAGGTGACGCTCGTTGTCTTCACCTTGCCGGACGTCGCGTCCACCGTTGCGGCGGTGATGATCTGCTCCGTCGCCCAGGCGTCGGCGTCCAAGTCGTTGTTCGCGTCGTTGTCGCGTTCGAAGGTGACGCCCCAGCCGATCGTGCCGCTCGTCGCTGTCGCGGCCATCCACTGCACCGTCACGACGAGATTCCCGTTCGCGTAATTGCGCGGCATGATGCCGGCGAAGATCACGGTCTCCTGTGTCGTCGTGTCGAACTCGAGCACGAGGTGCCCGTTGCGCGTGTTGAACGTCGCGTAGTTCGTCGACGGCGGCTGGTTCTGCTGCGGCGTGAAGATCTGCAGCGTATCGCCGGAGGCGTAGAGCAGGCCGTCGGGTGATTGCGGCAGGCGCAACCAGCGCGGCGGAATGGCACGTGCGAGGACAACGCGGCCCGCGTCGCGCGGCCGCCAGAGCGCCTGCGCCGGCGTGAGGATCAGGGGCTTCATCAGTTCTTTCCGTAGGGCAGTCGGCTCTGCTGCTTGAACTTGCGCATCAGGCGCTCGGCGACCTGATCGGCGAGCGCGCGCGCCGTTTTTTCGCTGTCGACGTTGCCGTGAATGTGAATGTCGCCGACCGCGACGCCGCCGCCGGCGCCGTTCGCGGTGATGTTGCCGGACTGGCCAGGCGTGAACAGTTCGGGGCCGCGCTCGCCCACGAGATACGGTTCGCCGGCGTTGACAGGGCCGCCAGCCGCGCGCTGCCGGCCGGCTGTCGAATTGACGAAAATCCCGGCCGCAATCGCGGAGGCCTCGTTCTCGGTGTACTGGCCGCCGCCGGCGATCGTGTCGATGATCGAGCGCTGCCGCAGATCGGTCGATCCCGCGGTGCTCACGTTGACGCCGCTGAACCGCATGAAGGCCTGCGTGGCCGCATCCGCAGCGACAACGGCGCCGGCGTGCGCGCGCGAGAGCTGCTCGCCGGCGTTGGCAGCGTCGGTGTGCGATTGAAAGAGGGCGTCGGCGGCCTTCGCATCCGCGAGGATCGCGTCGGTGAACTTACCGCTCGCCTCCTGCATCCGCTGGTCGGTCGGAATCGTGCGACCGTCGGCCGTCTTGCTGTTGATGTTGATGCTGTCGACGTCGTTCTGGTACTGCTTCATCGGATCGTTGAAGCCGAGCGGTGTGCCGTCCGGATTCAGCCCGAAGCGCGCCATGTTGCCTTTGCGGGCGTCGTATTCGCCGAGGATGCCGGCGGTGAATTGCTTGTCGCTCGCCTCGGTTTTGGCGGCGAGGTGCTTGTCGTATTCCTTGTTGATGTCGAGGACGGCCCGCAGAATGCTGTCGAACTCGCTGCGCTGACGTTTGAGGCTCTCCTCGAACTCGCGTTCGAGCTGCACCTTGTCGCGAACTTCGTTCGTGATTCTGTGCTCCGCGGCTTCCAGGACGGCGAGCTGCTTCTCATCGTTGGGATCGAGCCGGACGCCGGCCTGATTTGGCATCGCCAGTCCAGGCGCCTTCGGCGCCTTCGGCGCACCGCCGGCGCCGTTCAACAGCACGTCGACGACGTCCATCGCGCCGCCGGCCAAACCGGCCGCGCCGCTGGCCAGGTTCAAGGGCGTCTTGACGACGGCAGCAGTGCCACCAGCGAACATGCCGAGCAGATTGAGGACGCGATTGTCGGAATGCGAGATGCCGTCGATGATGCTCTGCAGCTGTGTGAACCGATCGACGAGCGGTGTCATGCCCTCCGCAATCAGGACCGTCACGCGCGACCGCGCGGTGTCAAGCGCAGCATTCAGCCGGCCCATGGCCGCGACGGCGCTCTCGTCCATGACGGCGCCCATGTCGTGCGCCTTCTGTCGCACCTCATCGAGGTTCTCCATCACCGGCAGCAGCAGGCTGCCGCCGCGCCCGAAGAGTTCCTGCGCGGCCTGGGCGCGCTTCAGGGGATCTTCGACGCGCATCACCGACTCGGAGATCTTGTTGAAGATGTCTTCGGGGCGATTGTTCCGGATGTCGCCAAGCGAGATGCCGACCGACTTCAGCGCCTCGTTGACGCTCTTCGGATCGGAGGCGAGCCGACGCTCGAGCATTGACACGCCTGTCGTCAGCGTCTCAATGGGCACACCGGCAAGTCGTGCAGCATAGGCGTACTCCTGCAACGCCTCGGTAGCGAATCCGGTCTGCACCTTCATCCGCTCCAGAGCGCTCGCCCATTCGGCGGTTTGCCTAACCGCCTGGATGATCACTCCAGCGGAAATGCCGGATGCGATGCCGCTGAACAAACCCTCAAGCGCACCACCACTCCGTTCGGCGGTCTGGCCGACGTGCTCCACAGCCCCATCGACCTGGGCGAGCTGCGCAGACGCCTCGTCCGCGTTGACGTTGATGTGAATGTCGAGGTCGCGCGCCATCCGTCTCTCGCCTCATCCCACCGGTGTCGGCGGGTTCGCTTCGTCGTAAATCAGAATCAGGCGCTCGAGGAGATCCCCGAAGGCCTCCGCGTCGTACTCACGGGTCAACCGATCGAGCGCGAGCGGCACCGTGTGCGTGTCGAACGTGAATCGGCTCATCACCTGGCGATAGAGCGTCCACGCCGTCCGGTTCTGCGGCCACAGGTTGTCCAGCGCCGCGGAGACCGGACACCCGCAGCAGTCGAAATCGTCCGGATCCGTCTCGAGTTCCTCGTCGCTGGCAAAGAGGCAGCACGGATGCTGGTGCCGCTCCTCGAGCCAGAAGACGAGGAACTTACGCAGATTCTCGAAAGCTTTCCGCGCGGACCTCCGGAGCCCGCGCGATCTGATTCATCCCCGCCACATCCGACAGGGCCTGCCGTCGCACCGGATCGAGCTTCACCTTGTGGACCCGTTCGCACGGCACCGGTTCACCGCGAAACAGCACGCCCCGCCAGCCGACGAGGATGAAGTCCAGGACGTCATCGTTGACGGCGGCGTAGTCGGTCATTGGCACCTTCTGGTGCGATGCGCGATCGATGACCTGCTTCGTGTTGCGCTTCACGATGGCGCGATGGTCGTCGACGCCGATCGGGCGAATCACGTAGACGGTCTCGCGGTCACCATCGACCACGCCCGGCAGATCCGCATCCACCACGTCGCGACGCTCTTCCGGATCGAACAGCTGTAGCGGCACCGCTCACCTCTCTCTGTCTGTGTTCTGTCGTCAGCGTGGTTAGAACGCGATCAGCGAATTCGTCTGCACGATGGTCAGGCGGACCGGCCGCACGAAGGGCATGCCCGCCGGCGACGTCGCCGCGAGCAGGGCCTTGAACTTCGCCTTCGGCCGGATCTGGCCGCCACCCTTGATCGCCGCATCGAACGACTCGAGCTGCACGAATGGCCACTGCCAGAGCCGCTTGTACTGATCGGTCGAGTTGATGAACGCGCCGAGGAACGTCATGTCGGCCTTCATCGCCGTCGAGTCGCGCAGCGCCGAATACAGCGAGTTCGCCGCCGTGGTGTTCATGCGCGGGTACGTGAGCGTGAAGCCGAAGGTCGGGAACGCGTTGTCGGCCGGCTCGTCGATGTAGTCCTGGCCGAACACCTGCGGCGAGTCCTGCGGCCGATCGAGGTCGAACTGGAAATCGTCGATCTTCACGGCGTCACCGGCGCCGAGGGCCCCGGCCGAGTTGAGGTTCATCCGGAACGTGCCGTGCTTCCGGAAGATGCGGTTCCCGAGCGCCGGGAACGTCGCGCCGGCGACCGTCGAGTTGATGTTGACCGAGGACTGGATCGTCGGCTTGTTGCCGAGGACCTTGAACGACAGCTGCATGATGCCGCCGGTGCCGTTCTTCAGCGAGAAGCCGTGGACCTTCGCGCTCGTCAGCTCCTCGACGTACTGCACCTTGTCGATCGCGAGCGTCAGGCCGAGGCCGTCGGTGACGTCCGAGAGATCGATGATGTGCTGCCACGACGTGGTCTGCCCCGCCGTGGAGGTCGAGATCGTGACCGCGTTCGGCGAGCCCATGGCCAGGGCCTGCCAGATGTAGCTGTTGTCGTCGTACCGGGCCTGCTGCATCAGGGTCACGTCCTGCGCCTTGATGTCGCCGACCTCGGACGTGCCTTCGAACGTCTGCCCGAAGGCGTCGTCGATGACGATGTTCGGATCGAATTTCAGCCCGCCGTCGGACTCGAAGTACATGCCCTTCGTGACCGAGGCCGGGACGCCCCACGAGTTCGTGCCGAACTTCGCGAAGGCGATTTTTGTTTGACGTCCAGTAATCCCGCTCATCGTCGGGCTCTCCTTCTAAACGGTGGCTTCGAAGTTCACGGGCAAGGTCAGCCTCAG